TTGGCGAACCAGTGGCCAACGACAAACACGATAATCTGCTTGATTGCTTCGGCCATGCTTTAGGCGATCTTCGTCAATCTCCTGCGCTCCATGGCGATCTTGCGGTCAAGCTCGCGCATGTTAGGCCACGGGGATGATGCGATAGGGCAAAAGCAATCGCTCGGCTGCCTCAGGGATGCGGCTGACCGCGGCGCCAACCACGACGCTGCCGCGCTGATCATAGTAGTCGCTCAGCATGAGTTTCATTGCCTGGATGATTGGCTCGGGTACGGCAAGTCGAGGGGGGCTGCTCGCATTCTGATAGCCGCAGCGGAACCTGATCCTCACCGCATCTAGCTCAGAAGCCGTTGCCGGCCAGCCCGCGTCATAGGCTGGAATGATTAGGGCACGGCCCCACCCACCATCGATGACGCGATACTTGTCAGGGGCAAGGGTTTGCTCTTCACGCGCCGGATCAAGATATTTGATGCTCTCGATTTCGATGAGCGGCGGCAGTGGCACGCTTAGTGCGGTTGGGGGAAAAGCGTGCTCGACCAATTCCCACGTTTGCGGCGCGAGCGTTCTCCCCAGGATGCCGTCAGCCCCATCGAGGTGAGCCGTGATCGCCGTGATCAGCGATGCAATCAGGTGATCGTCGTCATCGAGGTCGACTTTAAGATGCGCTTTGGCGTCGGCGAGGCTGAGTGCCGATTCAGTCGGAGCCTCGATGAGCCTAAGCATCGTGCTGATCCATTGTCTTTCGTGTGGTCTTGCCTAGGCAGGCTTGAAGGCTACTCAGCATGGCGCCGGGAGAGCTCGGCTGTAATTGCGCGTTCTGCCTCTTCTGCCGTCCTGATTGGAAATTCCGAGACTGAAGCGGCAAGGACGCGCCGCTTCGGCCATGGTAGCTCCCGCCAATTTGCTGGGATCTCGATTGTCAGCTGATCCGGGGAGGGGTGCAAAACGCCCATGGTCTGAGGCATCGCCGGCGCCTGCTCCGCGGCCGGCTGAGCTGGCGCGGGCCTCACCTCTGCCGACAGCGGATTGCCGGTGGCGACAACGCGGGCAAAGCCCTCCCTGATCGCCACCTCGGCACAGCGGGCGGAAACGGCCTGCCGGCCAAGCTTGTATTCGATCACCCGGATGCCGTCATCGGCGTGCTTGAAGCCAGCCCTGATGAATTCGATGTCTTGCATCGCTGAAAGAGACGGGCCAGAGGTCTTCGTCCGCCGTTTATCCTACCGGAGTTGCGCTACGCCGCAGGGGCGCTCAGCAATTTCTCGCCGACCACCAGCGCCGCGATCGGGGTGCTGCCGGGCGTGTTTGTTGCGGTTGCGACCACGCGCACATAGCGCCTGATCCCAACATAGCCGACGCGAAAGATAGCGTCGTCCTTTGCCGCAGCATCGACGATCGCGAACACGCCGCCACCAGAGAGCGTTGCCCCGTCAGGCAGAGCGACATCGCCCTCGCTAACAGCCTCGAAATTGGCGTTCACGCTATCTGAATGCTGCAGAGCGAAGCTCCAGCTCGGCTGTGGCACGTTAGCGATATTCGGAACGGCGCCGATGTCGATCATGACCTCGGCATTGCGAAGCCCTTTGGTGTCGACGCCGTCTGCAGGCGTCTGCGTGGCGCTGAAAGTACCGTTGAGGTGGCGGCGAACCTCAATCCTGTCGGTGAGGGAACGGTGCATATCGAATGACTCCTCTCAAAAGGGAAGGGGAGCCAAAGAGGCCCCCCAGTTCTGCAGGCTGACTGCGCGACGCGCTTACGACGTGGCGAACTTCATCAGCTTGATGGCATCGAAATCGGTGACATCACCGCCAACCCGCTTCGTGGTGTAGAACTTGACGAAGGGCTTCTGCGTGTAGGGATCGCGCAGCACGCGGATGCCCTGCCGATCGACGATGGTGTAGCCAGCGCGGAAGTCGCCAAAGGCAATGGCGAAGGAATCTGATCCGATCGCGGGCATGTCCTCGGCGGTGGCGATCGGATAGCCAAACAGGAGAAAGCCGACCGCGGCGTCTCGGATATCGCCGAGGCCGACGAGATAGCGGCCATCGGCATCCTTAAGCTTTCGGATCACCGCTTCCGTCGTCCGGTTCATCAGAAAGCGGGCGTTGCTGCGATAGACCGGCTTCAACGTGCTGATCAGAACGAGCAGGGGATCGGCGTCGTTGTAGGTGGCATCGCCGGCAGTCACCAGCGGGAAGCCGCTAATCGAGCCTGAGAGCACATATTGCAGCTTGCCCCAATCTCGCGCGGCGTCGCTCTGAGTGCTCGCGCTTGCGCCGTAATTGAGGAAACCGCGCGGACGCCCGACACCATCGCCAATGACGAAGGCCTGATTTTCCACGCGGGCAAGCTTGTCGGCGATCTTGCCGGCAAGCCAGGCCTCGACATCGCGCGTCGCGTCGTCGAGCAGCCGCTGGGTGGCCTTCGGCTGCGCAAACTGCTCATGAATCTCGATCTTCTGAATGCCGATCTTGGGCGTGCCGGTGTCGGAGCGGGTCTGCTTCTCCGAGACCCAACCACCAGATTCGGCCTCATCGACGTCGATCGGAAGCTCGAGCGCGTCGGCGGTCGTGGTCTCGACCGTGGCAAGCCCACGGATATCGGAGCTCTCGAATACGCGCGTCATCACCCGGTTCGACATCTCGGTCGGCACCCAGAAGCCGCCATCGGCATCGGAGCCGACGGCAAGATCGGCGCGGATCTCGGGGGTCAGCAACTCGCCGTCGGTGCCGCCGCGCCGCAGGAAGCTGTTGAAGGCGCGGCGATAACGTTGATAGGCCTCGACATCGGCGTCCTTGACTTGCTCGAGCGGCTTGCCTGTTTTGGCCGCCAGGAACAGCCTGGCATTGGTCCTCAGTTCTTCGCGCCTCTCGCCGCTGTCGCCACCGCCGCCCACGGTTAGCCGGCCAATGGCCCTGCCGTGCTCGTCGACGGCATCGCTGATCAGCTTGAGCTCGGCCTTGAGCTGTTTCTCGATCGCATCGCGGGCGGTTTCGATTGCGGCCTCGATCCGCTTGATCTCGGCTTCGGTCTCGGGCTTGACGCTCTTCAATTGTTCCAGTTCGGCAAGGCGCTTCTCATTGGCCTCACGCTCGTCGTGAATGAGCTTGGTGAGGAGGTCGAGTTGCTCCTTGACCTCTGCGGAGATGGTCTTCTCCGACATGGCACGTATCCTTCTGAAGGGTTGGTGGGGTTAGGTCCGAAGGCTCTCGGCTGCGCTTGCGAGCAGAGACGCCAGCTTGACAAGCTCCGCATCGCCAGCGTCCTGCCTGGGTCTTGGAGCTTCTGATTTGACCGCGCGAAAGATCGCGCGGCGCATTGCCTTCGAATACCCAGCGTCCTGCGTGAGCATCCGATCGACGTCGCGAAGCGTCATTGGTTCGGCCTCAGCGTCCTGCGTGAGGCTAAGCGCCTGCGGCGCGTTCGCGAAAACGGAAAGATCGAATCTGACCTTGGTATCGGCCGCCTCGATCAGGCTATCGGCGAAACCCAGCTCCTCGGCCTCCTTGGCACTGAGCCAGGTTTCGCTATCCATCATCTTCTCAATGGTCCTGATGCCGGTGCCGGTGCGGGCGACATAGGTGCGGGCCAAGGCCGCATCGATCTTGTCGAGGGTTGAGGCAAACTGCCGCATGTCATGGCGGTTGCCGACGACGATGCCCCACGCATTGTGGATCATCATGAAGGCGTTCTTGGCGATGGCGATGTGATCTCCGGCCATGGCGACGATCGAGGCGGCAGAGGCGGCAAGCCCAGTGACCTCGACCCGCACCTCTGCCCTATGCGCGACGAGGTCGTTGTAGATGGCAATGCCGTCGAAGACATCGCCGCCGGGAGAGTTGATCCTGAGCAGAATGCGATCAGCATCGATCGCATTCAGGCGCTCGCGAAAGGCCTTGGCACTCACACCGAAGAAGCCGATCTCGTCATAGAGGTCGATTTCGGCGCCGCCTTCACCTACCAGAGCACTGATCTCAAAGGTGGCGCCAATCGAGCGGGCAAAGAAGGGCCGGTCGGGCCGCGCTGTTGGGTGCGCACCCTCGAGCCCGATAGGGTCCCGCTTCATAGTTCTGCCTCGTGCTATTCGGCTGCGATCTGCTGATCGGGCGGGGCGGTGCCGTCCTGCACCCGCATATTGGACTCGACGACATATTCGTCGCCGCCCGGATCCTCGCGCCGGTTCATGTTTTCGAGCGCCCGCCATTCATTGGCATTGATGACGCCGTTACGGCGCTGGATCTGCAGAGCCTCGGCCCGGCTGCGCGCGTCACCGCGGAGCAGCGCCGAAAGGTTGAACTCGACCTTGACGCTCGGGTCATTGTCGAACAGGTCGCGCATGATCGCCTGCTCCCAGCGCTTTGCCCTAGGCGCGATCGCATCCTGCACGAACTCAATCGATTGGTGCTCGATATTGGAGAAGGTCGCCTTCTCGAGATCGGCGATCTTGTGCGGCGGCATGCCAAACAGGCGGGCAATTTCGGTGACGCTTAGCTTGCGCGCCTCGACATATTGCGCATCCTCCATGGAGATCGACACGGCTTTATAGGTGAGGCCGGAGGGGAGCAGCAGGGTGCGGTGGGCGTTGTGCCCACCGGCATAGGTGCTTTCCCAGTCCTTGCGGAACTCCTTCTTGGCCTCCTCGCCCATCGGCCCGGCATATTCGATGACGCCGAGGGGCTTGGCGCCATTAGAGAAGAAGCGAGAGCCATGCCGCTGCACGGCAATGGCATCGCCGATGGTCTCGCGATGGGCGGCAATCGGGCTCAAGCCCTCGACCCCATCATCGCTCATGCCTCGGACGTGCAACACCTCGTCACGCCGCAAGATTCGCCGCTGCCCGCTTGCTTGCGTGTAGTCATAGGTGATCGCAAGCGTCCGCTCATCCTGCTTTGGCTCGACGCGGTCGGGATGCAGCCGGAGCAATTCCGAGATCCTGCGCCCGGTGCCGCGCGAGATCAGCGCGTAAGCATTGCCACGGAGCTCGAGGTCCCGCTGCATCAGCTCGCGAAACTCGAAGGACGTCATCCACTCATTCGGCCGGTCATGCAGAAGCGTGTAGACCGGATTGTCAAGATCAGGCTCCTGCCGGCCGCCACTGACGCGATAGGTGATCAGTGGCGGATAGGCCAAGCCCCAGGCGGCAAGCCGCACGCAGGCATAGACGGCGGCAACGCGCATGGCGCGCTCGGACGTCACCGCCTCGCCGCTCTCGGTGAGGGCGCCGGAAAGCGCCTTGGCCAGCTTCTCCGATGAGGTGAGGTTTACCGCGTCCTGATAGCTGATGTTGGCGGCTTGCGGCCGAAATAGCGCCTCTCGCGCAGCCCGCAATCGCTCGAACAATCCCATTCATCGGACCCTCAAAGGAAGAGCTCGCCAGGTCGATAGGTGATCTCAACCGGGGCCTCCAGCGCGGCCGTCGCTGCCCCCATGGCCATGGCTGCCGCGACGATCCCGTCAATCCGCCCGGTCGCCTTATGCTTGGCGAATTTGCGGTTGCCTTGCGCGTCGCTCTCAAGCACTGCGCTCGCGGCACACCAGCTCATTACCGGATTGCGTTGCACGTGGATGCGGCTTTCGATGATGCCATGCTCGAGCTCATTGATGCTCTCGGGCATCCACAAGAGCGAGCCTGCGGCCCGGCGATAGCCTTG